ATCCAATACGGGAACCATTAAGGAACCCGCCGTCTATCTCACAATCCCACATACCCCAGTAATCACTTTTATCACCCTGAGGATGCCAAGAGCTACCACAGTTACAGCAGTGCATTTCTGGGTCTTGGTCAACGCTCAACAACGTAACCTCACCCCGATAACCCGCCGTAATAGTCTCACCAACCATTACTTTACGCCCATCGCATAACACGATGTAGTCCCTTTGTTGACTCTCCATTATTGAACCTCCGTTTCAATCCGACTTATAGCTTGTTCAACGTCAGCCATAAAAGCACAATGCGCGAACTGTGTCACAATATCCCACCAGGAACCATCAGGAAGACCCATACCCATATCTAAGAACGCATCAGCGTTATCAGTATGCAACATAATAAACATCGCTTTAAATGAATAAATAACCCAATTATGAGAATCGATACATTCCCACAAAATATCGTGAATATCCACATCATCAGAATAGCCCTCCCTATTGTTCACAGCCTCAGCTATTTGTTTAACCTCTGCCCAATAGTCCGAGTAATTAATTTTCGTCTCGTAACCTATGTCGTCTACTGTCTTAATTTCACTTGTCATAACTGCACTTCCTTTCTTCGGTGTGACACTCGCACACACACACAAAGAATACACCGACAAAACACATTAAAACCACAACAAACCCGCTAAAACCAGAAAAAACCCCGAAAAAACAACAAAACAACATTACAAACAAGTAACAAAACGCCCAGAAAGTAACCAAAACGTAACACAAAACCGTAACACAATCGTAACAAACGCAACACAAACGCAAACATATTACAAACACATTACAAACCCAAACCAGACTAGTGCCATCAACCAGCTACCGTTTTTCTAGTGCGCCTGGGCGCACACACACCCACACACAAGCACAAGCGCGACACAACAAAACAAAGAAAGAAAAGGTAACAAGCTCGCTGCTGTCGTTCGCTCGCACGCGATCGCGCCCACGCAAGGCAACCCTCCCCCCCATGCGGGGGCGGGGGCATGTATATATAATATATGTATAGATATGCAGGGTCGTTGCGGGGTTTTTGCCAGGTTTGGGTGGTTTGCGGCAAATAAGTTGCGGGGCTTGTTTAGGGGGTCGCCTTTGGGGTTCGGAGAACTATCTTTACTCGGATGTAGTCAATCAAGTTTGTTAGCCTAGCCTAGCCTAGCCTAGCCTAGCCTAGCCCCTGCCCCTTTTATAGTTTACTTTGTCCCGCGTTTTTTACCTGTTTTCGTGGATTGTAACATGATTGTAACGTTACTGTAACATGTTTGTAATGTTTGTAACATGTCTGTAACATTTGGGACATTGGGGTTTTATTCTTGGAGACTACAGTTTTGGAGTGTTGATGGCTCAGAATGGTGGAGGTAAGGGTTGGAGAACTGACCCTGACACTGGTGAACAGATGATGCCCGCNAAGTGGGCGAAGCTGTTGGATTGGTTGCTGCAGGGACCCGACAGGGTTCCTAAGTTGCAGTATGAGTGGGCGGCTGAGAATAAGATTGCTGCTGATTCTATTCGTCGTATTAAGCGTGATGCCCGTTTTGCTAAGGAGTGGGATCGTCGTGCGGCGGAGTTGAATATTCATCCTGAGCGCACGCAGTCTGTGATTGATGCTTTGCATTCTCAGGCTGTTGGTGGGTCTGTGCAGGCTGCGTCTTTGTATTTGCAGTATATTGAGAAGTTCACTCCGAAGCGTAAGGTTTTGGTTGATGATGACCGTGCTGTTGACGGGTTGTCTGATTCGGAGTTGGCTGACGAGTTGGAGGCTCAAATTCATCATCTGAGGGTTGTTGATGGGGATAGTTGATTATGAGGATGAAACAATTCTTGGGGAACGCCCTGAATTTGTTTATGATGGTTCCTTTTCATCTGAGGAATACGATTTGTTTGACGACAACGAAGAACTCGTTTGCGGTTTGGAAAACCCTGAGACGTGTGAATCATGCGAATGAAACCGCCTACAGGGAAAGATTGGATAATCATAACGATGATGGCGGTAGCTGGGACTTCTACAGTGTATCTGGTGGGGGTATTGTCGCGGATCGTACAATCGTGGTTCCATTAGATGAAAACGTGGATTGATCAGGATCTTTGCACGGGCGATGGTTTGTGTGAGGAGATTTGTCCTAGCATTTTTTATGGACATGATGATGGGCTTTTTTATGTTAAGGAAGCGGGTTCGGAAAGACCTAAGCAGCCTACGCATGAGATGGCTGAGGCTGTTCAGGTTCCTGACGATCTGGTAGAGGCTGTTATTGAGGCGGCTGAGGAATGTCCTGGTGAGTGCATTTTTGTGGAGGCGGATTGAATAAGACTGTTAAGTTGATTACGGCGATCACGGGTTTGTTGATTGCTATTGGTACTTTGGTGGGGGCTATTACTGTTACACTGGGTAAGGATAAGAAGGATGGTGGTAGCTATTCGTATACTACGATTATTTTGGATTCGCCAGAAAAGCATGAACAGTTTATTAACAATCACCCAGGGTGAGATATGAATTGTTGGCATTGTAGAACTGAGTTGATTTGGGGCGGCGATCACGACCTTGAACATGATGAGTCGTATTCGATTGTTTCTAATTTGAGTTGCCCTAAGTGTGACGCTTACGTCGAAGTTTACGTGTAATGAAATTTGCTTATGCTGATCCCCCATATCCAGGATGCGCTCATTTGTATCCAGAAAAAAAAGAAGTAGATCATAAAGTTTTAATCTCACAATTATGTGACGAATTTCCTGATGGGTGGGCTTTATCCACTTCTAGTCCAGCTTTACAACAAGTGTTAGCTTTATGTCCTGAAGATGTCAGAGTTATGGCGTGGGTAAAACCTTTTTGTTCTTTTAAACCAAATGTTAATCCTGCTTATGCGTGGGAACCTGTGCTAGTGCGTGGTGGTCGTAGACGAACAAGAGAGCAGTTAACTATCAGAGATTGGGTTTCGGAAAACATTACTCTTAAAAAAGGTTTAACAGGAGCAAAACCTGTTGGGTTTTGTTTATGGTTGTTGGATGTTCTAAATGTTGAAATAGGTGATGAACTTGTAGATTTGTTTCCTGGTACAGGAATTGTTACTGAAGAATTTAACAAACGTATGAATGGTGAAAATAATGTCTCGTCTTACTGAGTTGCAGCAGGAAGCCGAGTGGCGGCGTTGCGTCGCTGACGAAAAGTATTTTATGGAAAACTATTGGCATATAGCTCATCCTGCTCATGGGCGTATCCAATTCAAGTTGCGTTCAGCGCAGTCTACAGCTATCGACCACTGGGCTGACCACAGGTACAGTCTTACCTTAAAGGCACGTCAGATAGGTTGGACTACTCTTGTTGCTGCTCACCAGTTTTGGTTAGCTTTTTTTCATCCCGATCAGAACATTATTGATCTTTCACGCACGGAGCGTGAATCTGTTTTATTGTTAAGGAAATCTAAATATGGTTTACAGCATTTACCTGAGTGGATGGTTGCGAAGGGTCCTGAGTCGCTTGTCGAGCATCAGCAGAAAATGGGGTTTGATAACGGGTCGCAAATTACTTCAATGCCTTCAGCATCCGATCCTGCTAGAGGTGAGTCAGCTTCGCTGGTTGTGGTTGACGAATGGGCGTTCCTTCCAAATCCTGAGGAAGCGTGGGCTTCTATAGAACCTGTCGCTGATGTTGGCGGTCGCATTATTGGTTTGTCTACTGCTAATGGTTCTGGTAACTTTTTTCACGAAACGTGGGTTGGTTCTCAGACTGGTAACAACAAGTTCGCTCCAATGTTTTTCCCGTGGTCAGCTACCGAGGACAGGGACGAGTCGTGGTATGAATCTAAGAAAGATTCTATGTTGTCTTGGCAGTTGGCTCAGGAGTATCCGACTACGCCTGAGGAGGCGTTTATCAAATCGGGTAACCCTGTGTTTGATTTAGACAAGTTGGAAGCTATGGCTACTGTAGTCGAACCTGGTGTTATGGGTTACATGAGGGAGATCAATAAACGAGTGGTGGAGTTCAGAGAAGATGCTTACAGTTTGGCGTAGACCTGTTGCTAATCAGATTTACGTGTTGGGGGTTGACACGGCTGAGGGTTTAGCTCACGGCGATTATTCGTGTATTCAAGTGTTGGATGTGCGTTCTGGTGAGCAGGCTGCTTGTTGGCATGGGCACATTCCGCCTGATAATCTCGCTGAAGAAGTTCACATGCTTGGTTTGTGGTATAACGACGCTTTGTGTTGCGTGGAGTCTAACAATCATGGTTTGACTACGATCGTGCAGCTCCGTCATTTGGGGTATCCTAATATGTTTAGGAAACGTTCTGTGAATAAGGTCACTAATAAGGTTTCTCAGGAGTTTGGTTGGAAAACTACTAGGACTACTAAACCTTTGTTGATTGACGATTTGTCTATGGCTTTGCGTAACGACGAGTTGACGTTGTTTGATAAGAACACTGTCGCCGAGTTGCGTACTTATGTGCGTAATGAGCGTGGCAGCATGTCTGGTTCTCCTTTCGATGATCGTGTGATGGCTTTAGCTTTGTCTAATCAGATGCGCCAATACGCGTTTATGCCCGAATATGCGCCCGCTGCTGACGATTACTGGACGGTTGATTGGTTTAAGAACCTTGCTGTGGCAGAAAAACCGTCTGCAAGTACTCGTATTGGTTCAAAAACTGTGCGTGGGACAGTATAACCGTATTATTTAGAGACTATAGAACCTAGGAGGTTCAAATGGCAAGATTTGTTTCCCACACGAGTGCCAGCGAAAACGTTGATGGTGCTGGTACAGCAGGTGGTAACAATAAGATGGAACGTGGCAGTTCTGTGGTCGCTAACCCTATTTGGGAACCAGGCGGCTCACAAGATTTCGCGCAACGTTTTGAAGACGGCAAGTATGCTAACATGACTGGTGGTTATGGTGAAACTTCGGTTCGTGAAACACCAATGAATCAGCACGGAATAACAGGCAAAGTTGAGCCTTCAGATCCGCAACCACGTCTTGAGGGTTGGAACGCTGAAGGTTTCGGACCTCGGCCATAGCTAGTGGCTGTCCTTAAAAGGGAGGCTACATACCAAGAGTTCTGCGAATACGTTGAGGCTCACAAAGGGCCTAAAACGGATAACGAATTGTTGGATTTATGGGAATGGCGGCAAAAGTTGTTGGGGCTTAGGGTTATAACAGGGTCGGTTAAACGTGCCATGTTACCTCCCGATGAGCAGCATTTGACGTTACGTGAACGAGAAAATAAGCTTGTAGCTGAAGCTAAAGCTCAAGGCAGAAACATAGAGAAGGTTTAATGGCTCGCAAAACTCGTGCTGAACAACACAGCGTAACTTTACAAAAAATCACTAACGCTGCTCGTTGGCGTGACGACATGGGTTACGACCAGTTGTGGCGACGCATGGTCGATTTGTACCGTGGTAAACACTGGCCTAGAACCAGTGTC